GGTTCGGCGTCGCCGTCCGCTGCGCCATCTGCGTACTCATCCCGTCGAAGAACTTTTCCTGTATTCCGCCCGCAGCATCATGCGGCTTGTCAAACGGTGCCTTGTTCGCGTCGTACAAACCCCCGCCTACGCCATGAGTGGACGACGCGGCCTTCCCGAAGGGTGCGTCGAAAGTACCACGCACGCCATTCCGATCCGCGGTTCCCGCGCCGCCGCCACGATCTCCAGACTTCGCCATGTCGTCTCTCCTATGCCACGCGCTTTGCCCGAGCGGTCATCAGCATCGAAGCTCGGCGGGTCGAGGGGTAGATTAACAGAAATCGCCGGGTATCCTCGACGACCTGCTTTTTCACCCGCACATGCCCGCGGATGGCCGTCAGGAAGGCGAGCAGGCTGTCACGGCGCCCGATGGTGAGGATGTGCGCTGCCTCATGATGGGCCTTCACCTTGGGGCGTGTGAGCAGCGAGGATTGAATCGCGTACTGCTCGAGAAAGTCCTGAATCTCGCGAAGGACAGCCAGCCCCTGCGGTCCCGACTGCGCGAGGAAGATGCGCGAGAATCCAGTACTGCGCCGCGAGCTGCCCGATCCAGTGTTCAAGCATCCTTCACCATCAAAGAACCCCGCGAGGTACTCCCAGGTCAAAAGCGCACCAAGTGGCTTTGGAGAAAATTGGCGTCGATCGGGTAGTCCTGCATCCCCTTGAAGCTCCCGCCGGCGCCGGTGCGGAGCCCATGCCCCCGTGCGTAGATGTCCTGCAGGGCGTTCTCGTTGTCGAGCCGCTTGGCGGTGATGAGGTCGGTGTCGTAGTTGCCCTTCTGAATGGCGATCAGCTCGGTCCAGTTGACCCCCTTGAAGCTGGGGAAGTTCGCGGCATTAGCCTTGGCGAAGGGGTAGGCGTGTGCGTATAGCGCCTTGCTGATGACGAGCGAGTCGTCAATCACCGCTGGCAGGACGTCGGTCGGTGACGTGAAATCCACCCCGCGCCGGTTGTAGCGCGCGTAGAAGGTCTGGCCGGATGTGGGATGCGGCCACAGCTCGTAGAAGGTCGTGCCGACGGCGAGGTTCGGAAACGGCGTCGCGCTGACGATGCCGTCGGTCGATTCGGTGGACTGGTAGGCGCCCAGGTAGTAGGCGAGTCCCTGCGCCTGCCGCTGCGGGTCTTTCAGATCGAAGAACGCGGACGTGAAGTCCCGCTTCAGCGGCCATGCGTTGACCATGTCCACAAAGCTCGCCCACGCCAGGAAGTCGGTCGGCGGCACGATGTAGGGCCGGTAGCACTGATAGCCCGAGTCGGCGTCGGTGGCTTCGATGACGATGCGATCGAGCGTGAGCACGATCGCCGCGGGGACGGTCTGATCGACGTCGATGATGTTGTAGACCTGCCCGATCGCCGGCGAGGTCGCGCCGAAGCGGATCGACATGCGATTGAGCGGCGGCTGCGCGGTGGTATTGATGGCGAGCAGCGCGGCCGAGGCGTCGGCGTCGCAGGTCACCGTGTCGCTGTATTGGGTGATCGAGACGCTGCCGTCAGTGGTTTGCTCGGGGCAGACGACCGCGACAGCGGTTTTCAGAAATTCCCAGGTGCGCTCGCGACAGATGTCGGTCCACGCGCGGTTGATGTACTTCTCAGCGAGCAGGGGCGAGAGGCCGGGGACGACGCCGGTCAGCTCATTGACGAGATCCAGAAAAGCCATCGGTGCGCGTGCCTCCGGCTGGAGTGTACGTCGAAATTGCAGCGAGCACGGCTTCCGGCGGGAGATCCTGCCAGAGCAGCGCGCACTCTGCACACGCGGTCAGCCGGCCGCAGGCGGCATGCTCACCGTCATCGGGGACAAGGTTGGCGTGTTCGGGATAGCCCAGGTGCGGCATCGAAATGTTGCCGCCCCACAGGATGATCGCCGGCACGTTGAGCGCGGCCGCTGCGTGCGCGAGGCCGCCTTCGGTCGTGATGAGCGCGGTGGCGCCGGCGAGCACGGCACAGGCGTCGCGGAAGTTCGCGTTGGGGATGGGAATCAGCCCCGGCACACGCAGCGCCTCCGGGTGATCGAGCTGCACGAGCGCGTGCCGTGACAAGCGACGGCGCAGCGCCACGACGAGATCGGTCCAGAATTGCGCCGGCGGCCGCCGGTTGACGTGCTTTCGCGGGGCGGTGGGCTCGACGAGGATGTAGGGGAGCAGGCGCGACAGCGGCGACTGATCGGCCCACGCGCGCTCGGTGTCGGTGAGATAGATCGAGCCGCGATGGTCGCAGGCCCGCCACGTCGGCGACCACACCCACTGCGTGCCGCTCGAGCGCTCGTTATCGAGGTAGGGAAGATGGCCGCGCCCGGTGAGGACGGACCGCGGCGGCCGCGGCGCACCCGGCGCCGGCACGAAGATCGCTGGGTTCCCCGCCCAGATGTCGCGCCAGCGGACTTTGCCGGTACTCGAGACGATGGCGACCGGGCCGAGCGAGGGATCTTGATTGTAGATTTCCTGCGCCTGCCCGGCGGCCATGATCAGGTCACCGTAGCCCATTGCGCCCCCGGGGCAGCACGAGCGCGTGGTCGAGTGCGTCAGCGACGCTGCGCGGCTGAATGTCGTCCATCGCCCGCGCACAGTGCAGACAGGGGAGATACGACCCGCACGGCGCGTGCGAGACGCCGACGCCGACGTGCGTCGAGTAGCCGCCGAGAACGTCCCAGTCCATGCACGCGCCCCAGATGGCGACCGCGGGGATGCCGAGCGCGGCCGCGGCGTGCAGCATGCCGGATTCGCCGCGGATGTAGGCGCGGGCGTACTCGAGCGCGCCACAGGCCGCCCGGAAGGTGGGCGTCGTCACGAGCTGCACGCCATCGAGATAGAAGTCGGTGCCGGCGTGGATGTGCTGAACGAAGGTGATGTCCGGCCGCGACTCGACCAGCCGCTGCCAGTAGGCGCGCGGCCATCGCAGATTCGGATGCTTCGACCAGGGCTCGATCAGCACGTAGTCGCCGACGCGCTTGTGCAGGTCGCGGCCCAGCGCTTTCTCGTCGTCGGTGAGATAGATCCGCGCGACGTGATCGCGGGCGTGAAAGTCGCGGTTGAACGTCCAGCCGGATTCGGCGGTGAAGGGGTAGACGATGTAGGGCCGGCAGTGCGGACCGTTGACGATGGTGTGCTCGCCGGGCGGAATGCGCGTCTGCGGCTGCGTGATACACGGGTTGCCGTCCCAGATCGGATGCCGGCGCGGGCGCCCGTGCACGTCCACGATCACCGACGTCTGCCCATGCTGGCGCCACCACACTTCGGCCTGCCCAGCGGCCAGAATCTCGTCACCCCACCCCATCGCTACGCTCCCGGCCAATACATGATGACGTCGTTGCCGAGGCGCGTGCGCTGCTGCGCGCCCCATGACTCGAGTAGATGCACGGCGGTCAGGTCGTCGGGCGTGTCCTGCTGCCGGATCTCGACCACGATGACCGGCTTGCATCGGCGAATGGTCTGCTCGCCGCCTCGCAGCGCCGCCGCCTCGCCCCCTTCGATGTCGATCTTCAGAAGATCAATCGCCGGCAGGCGGTACGAATCGAGCGTCATTACGACCAGGGTGTCGGGCGCAGCGGCAGTCGGCACGAGGCGGCCGCCGCCGGTGGACTGCGCCGCAAAGTCGATCCGGCCGGTGTATTCCGAGTCCCCGAGCGCATCGGGCACCAGCTCGACGAACCCGATGTCGAAGGGCAGGTTGCGCACGAAGCAGGGATGCAACGCCTTGTTCGGCTCGAAGGCGATGACGCGATTGAAGTCGCGCGCCATCCAGTACGCCCAGAGGCCGACGTGCGCGCCGATGTCCACGGCGACGCGGCGGTGCGTGGGCGGATCACAGAGCGCGCAGGCGGCCGCGTACTTGTGGTACTGCCACGTCAGCCGCGCGACGCCGTCGTGCCCTTCGACACGGACGTTGGTCCGCGCCATCGCCGTCGGCAGCTGCGTCTCTTCATCCGGAAACCACCACTGATCGAATTTCTTCACGCGACACCCCCAGCCGACACCCCGTAGCCGACGCGCACATCGCGGTAGCCCGCCGTGCGCGCGAACTGAATCCACTCCGCGTCATAGGCCGAGGCGCGCGCGTAGGGCAGGTTCGGCGTCCCGAGCGTGAAGTGCACGATCGCCGGGTCCAGCAGCGGCTCACTGACGCCGGCGAGCCAGTTCCACTCCAGCGGCAGCTCGCCGATCTCGTAGTCGGCCAGCCAGCAGAAGCGGTGCAGGTCACGCCCCGGGAGCTGGTTGAGTGCAATGAGATTGAGCAGCCGGTTCGCCGGGTGCCCGCAGTTCCACAGCAGCACGCTCGACCAGTTCTTGCGCGCGTAGAAGTGCTGCGGCGCCCCGTCTTTCTTGATCACCTGATCGTTGGTCGCCTGCATCGGCGGATGCTGAACGCACATGACGGCAAAGTGATCCGCGTCACGGGTCAGCGCGAAGAGGTCGTCGATCGCACGCCGGCAGAGAATGTCGCCGTCGGTGAAGAGCGCCCAGCCCTGGTAGTCGCGCAGCAGCGGCACGAAGAACCGGGCGATGGCGTGCTCGGTGGACATCGGCGCGTCGCTGACGACGTCGTAGAGCTGCCCGTCGCGGTGCGTCGTCTCGCGCGTGTAGCGCCCGTTCATCTGCAGCTCGGAGAGGGCGAGGCGGCGGATGTCCGGGTAGGCGCGCGCGTTGTTGCGGATCGACGTCGCGGCGATGTTCCACGCCATCATTTCGTGCGGATCCCAGCCGATGTAAATCGGGATGTTCATATCGTGTCTTCCTCTCGCTGCATGAACCACTGCCACGCCACGCCGGCGCGGATCTCGTCGAGCCCCCACTGTCGGTTTGCCAGCTCCCACAAGAACGGTTCACGGTGATCGGGATAGTACGGCGTCTCGATCTGCGAGAGGTCAGAGAGGCCCATGGGGGCGGTCGAAGCCCAGTCCGCGAGCACGAACACCGGCACGCCCAGGGTGAGCGATTCGACGGCCGCGCCCGAGCTGAACACCACGGTCGCGTGCGCGTCGTGTGCGTCGGCGTAGAACGGCCGCACGTCGGCGCTCGACTTCCAACGGATGACGATCGGGCGATCGGTGTACTGCGAGAGCAGCGAGGCGACGTCGAGCGCCCACTGCTTCGCGTCGATGCCGAACCACGCCATGTAGGCGGGCGAGTTCGGGCAGATCAGGATCGAGCTGCCCTTGTTCCACCCCGGCTCCGCGGTGACGTGGAGCTTCGCCCAGCGCGCGCTGGGGGTGCGGGGCAGGTCATGGACGTTGACGAGCGACTGGTAGCGGTTGCGTGCGATGCGATAGATGCGGTGCCCGCGGCGAAAGTAGGCGTGATCGACGTAGTACCAATCCTGCCCGGTGGCGATGTGTTCCTTGAGCAGATCGGAGCGTGCCGGCGAGCCGAAGATGGCGAGGGGCACGCCGCGCACCAGCTCGTTCTTCTCGGTGACGACGCCTCCGCAGCCGGCGGCGAAGGCGGCCGCCACGCGCGGGGAGCTGCGCTCGCTCGGGACCGAATAGCTGACCGGCACCGGCAGAGGACGTTTCCACTTGGGCGGGCGCACGACGGCCATCCGATCGCTTAGAGGATGTCGTCGAGTAGCTGGCGGGGTACGTCCGCGGCTGGGATCGCGGTATGGCGCGAGCAGTTGATCAGGGACACGCCGGCGCGGGCGAGCAGCTGGCACAGGGGGCCGTAGCGGTTGATCCATAGGTGGTAGCGCGGATGCCGTTGCCCCGGCTCGTCTCCGCCGAAGTGGTGCAGCCCCGACACCGGGTGCGGCTGCATGTCATAGCCGAGCAGCACGATCGTCTTGGCGCCCAGCAGGTAGGCGAAGTTGATCGCGGCGTAGCCCGAGTGCCCACCGGTGGCGAGCATGCGCGGGTCGTCCGAGAGCGGAATCGCAGCTGAGTAGTCGAGCTTGTGCACCGACGGCGGCCCGCCGTACTCGAGCGTGTAGCAGGCGCCGCCGTACTTGGCCGGGTCGTAGGCGTCGGTCCGCTTGGCCCACCAGATGCCATCGGCCGCGAAGCGAAACTGCGCGTGCGGGAACGGCCGGTAGGCGTCGTTGACGGTGATGGTCTTGACGTGCGGCGGCAGGTCGTAGACGTGCCGCAGGTCCGTGTAGGTCAGCGAGGGGCCAGGGCAGATACAGACGACGACGCCGGCGTCATCCGCGGCGAACACACGCGGAACGGCAGGACGTTGGGCAGGCTGGGAGGGGCGCGGGGAGGTCTGCTGCGTCAACACGCCCGGCAGTGTATCTGTGTAGAGCTTCCCCGGTCCAGCTTTGCAACTGAACCGGGGAGGGTTTGTTACCGAGGCCCGTCGCGGCCTAACACGCGCATCCGGTGGTGGGCCGGCCTTGCGGATCCAGCCCCGAGCCCCGCGATAGCGGAACTTACTTCGGCCCGATCGCCGTGAGATACACCGTCGTGTCGGACAGATCGAAGCCGCCGGCGACTTCCGAGCCGGTGGCGACGACGTACCACTTCACGACGATGCGCGAGTTGGCGAGCGTCTGGCCGTTGACCGTGGACGCCTCGAGCTGCACGACTTCGGCCCGATGCACCCCGTCGGTCGAAATGCCGCCGAGCACGACGTCGCCCGTTTTGATGCCGGCGTTCGGCAGCAGCTGGACGTCCTGACCGCCGGTAGACGGCGCGGTGTACTGCGAGTAGCTCGCCGGCCCGGTGACCGGAAAGACCGACAGCAGCACCGAGCCGATGGGAGTCGGATAACCCTCTTTCGGACGCGACATGATCTGCTCCCTTCTCCCTCGCCTTAGGCGATGCCGAGGACGTTGGTGAAGTCGAGCACGACGTTCGCCAGCGCACCGCCCGTCGGAGCCGCCGGCGCCCACCCGAGGTACCGCTTGTTGGCAAGCGAGGTCGAGTCGGTCGTCAGCACGTCACCGGTGCCCTGATCGTCGCCCGTGTCGCCCGCACCCGCGGCGTAGACGCGCGACCCGGTGGCGCCGGCCGCGGTGAGCACCGCGCGCATGCGGACCGGCACCATGCCGAGATCCTGGATGAAGCCGTAGTTGCCCGGCTCGAAGCCACCCAGGTAGATGCCGGCGATGGCGACCGCGTTGTCCGACGTGGACAGGTTCTCGTCGCGAGTCACCTGGTACTCTTTCCACCAGTCGGTGATCGTCGTGTCCCAGAAGACGATCTTGCCCGGGGTGATCGCCGGCGAGTCGTCGTCGGTCGAGCGCATCTTGACGTAGCGGAAGCGGCCGCCGTAGAGCGTGCCGACCGTCGAGTCGTACATCTGCGCGATCTGATCGGGCGTGAAGGTGACGGTCTTGCCGAGCTGTCCCTTGAACTTCGAGACACCCGAGATCCCTTCCTGACCGCCGATCACGGTGTCGTTCACCGTGTTGAGCAGCCCGGTCGTGATCCGCATGATCTGGGATTCCCATGCCTGCATGGTGCGTACTCCTTCGCGGCTCTACACCGCGATTAAGCCTTCTTAGGGGCGAGAAGTCGGCAGGCAGTCAGTACCTGACGACTGAGACGAAGGCGGGGAGCGCCCTGCTGGTTACGCTCCCCGCGACAGCGGAACTAACCGCCGATGCCGTAGAACTGCTTCTGCGTGCGGGGCGACAGGCACTGCATGTTGACCATCGCCTTGATCTGGCCGACGACGCGCGTGTTGTCCTGCGCCGGCACGAAGCCCGAGAAGCCGAAGCCGAATTCCTCGTTGTCGGTCACCCGGAACAGCCAGTCGAAGGTGTTGAAGAAACAGAACACTTCGCCGACCTGAATGGTGGTGGCCGCCGGCAGGTTCGATGCCGACGCCGGCGACGCCGACGACGTGAACGACGACGTCAGGTAGTTGCCGAGGATCGGGTCGTTCTTGCCGTACCGCAGCGACGGGAAGTAGTCGTCCTTGAGGATCATGGCGTTGTTCAGCCGGAACCCCGTGACGCCCCACACCGGGTCGCGCTCCTGCTGGAAGCGCTGCTGCACGACCATCTTTTCCTTGATGTAGGCGATGACGGCCTTGTTGCCGACGCCCAGGTTCGGCTCTTTCTTGCCGATGGTGGCGTCCTGATAGCCTTCCTCGAGCGCCGTGTAGGTGATGAGGCCGGTGTTGCCCGAGCTGTCACCACAGAAGTACGGCACCGAGTTCAGCGCCGAGCCGATGGCGCCGTTGCGCGTCTGCTGGCCGTACGTCTCGTAGACTTCGCCGTCGTACGAGTTGGTGACGCCGTCGTTGATCGCCTCCACCCAGCCGTTGATCGCGAGCGAGCGCGCGCCCTGCCCCGACTGGTTCGACGCCACGGCCACGATCGCGTTGATCGTGTCCACGCCGTTCTGCATGTCGGCCTCGAGCAAGCTGGCGACGGCAAGCTCGCCCTTGTTCTCGACCTGAATCTCTTCCTTGTACTCGGGAATCGAGACGTAGCAGTAACGGGTGTCGAACTGCAGCGCGGTGATCGTCTGCCGCTTGGTGATGTTGAAGTTGCTGCCCGGCGCGTAGAACCCGCCGATCAGCGGCGCGTAGCGGATGGGCGACTGCATGAACGTGCCGCCGGTGAAGGGCACGAGGCAGTGGTCGCGCCAATACGCGAGCAGGGGCGTGGCGAGGAAGAATTCGTCCTCCACCGTTCGCGGGTAAATCTCGAAGAGAGTCACCGCGTTGAGTTCCTGAACGTTGGGATCCATCTGCCTCTGCTCCTATCTCGCCCCTTCTCGCGAGCGATGTGTTTACCGTCCCGCCGGCATGGTGTTGCCGCCGGGTGTGGTGGTCTGCTGCTTGTACTTGCCGGTGGCGAGCGCAGCGGCCGCGCCCTGCGCAATGGTGCCCGGGGCCGGCCGCTGCAGGACCGAGGTCCGTGCGGTGCCATCCGGGCGGTTGAAGATGCGCGCGTGGGCGTGGGCGGAGGTCGAGCCAGGGACGAGCGCTTCGGTGCGCGCTTCCTGACGACCGCGCTCGACGGCCGCGGCGATCTCGGCGTCATGCGCTGCGGTCTGCGCCGCAGTGCGCTTGTCAGCAATCTGATGCTGCTCCATCCAGATCGCTTCGGGATCGAGCGTGAGCTGGTTGCCCCGCGTACCGGCGCGCTTGCGGATCTCGGCGATGATCGTCCGCGTGTCGAGCTTCTGCCCGGTGAGCTGTTCGTGCTCGATGGCGATGGCGGCGAGCGTCGCCGGCAGCGTCAGCGCCATTTCGGCGACGCCATTGAGCTGCGCGCCGAACGTCGTCAGGTCTTCCTTTTTCACGTAGCCGGTGAGATCGACCGGCGGAGCACCAGGGGCCGGCGGCGCCCCCGGCGCGGGCGTCGTCAGCACCGTCGAGGGATCCACGCCGGCCTGCGACGCCAGCGTCGTCACCGACTGCCGCAGCCGCAGCACTTCCTGCTGTGTCGCGTGCAGGTCGGTCTGGAGCTTCTGACTGTTGGCCTTTTCCGCCGCGGTCAGTGAGCCCCACTCGGCCATTTCCTGCGTCAGCCGTTCGGAGGCCGCCGCCAGTTCCTGTTGCTGCGTCCGCAGCTCGTCCTGCGCGCGTGAGTAATCGGACTGCCGCTTGTAGCCGCCCTCAATCTTCGGCGCGCGGGGCTCCCACATCGCCACGAGTTCGGGCGTGAGTTCCGCGTCCGTGAAGCCCATGTCTTCCTTGAGCCATTTCTTGACGTCGAATGCCATCTGAGTCTCTGCTTTCTCTCGCCTACCGGACGGTGATCGCCGCCGGTGCCAGCGAGTGAATGCGAACCGCCCTACTTCCGCGGAACGCACGGGGATCAGCCGCGCGCACGCGCAAGTGCCAGGGGCGACTCACGATTGAATGAAGGAAGGAAATGAGCTTCACGGCTGGTGCGTCTAGGCGCCAGCGGCCCCGCCGGGGACCGCCATGCCCGAGGCCGTTTGTGCCTGCGCACCTTGCGCGGCCATCACGACCATCTGCTTCAGCAGCTCTTGAACCTGCATCGCCAGGGGACCGAGTACCGGACTGGTGGCGCCGATCTGCATGACCTGCGTGTTCACCGTGCGGATCTGACCCATGAGCGCCTGCAGCTGCTGCTGCTGGGCATCGACTTGCTGTGCTGCACCACCCCCACCGACGGCGGGACCGATCGCAGCACCGATGGCTTGGCCGGGGTTGCCGGCGCCGGGGCCGGCCATTTACTTGCGGCCGCCCTTACGCCCGAACGGCGGGCGCATCGTGGTCTTGACTACCGTCTTCGCCATGTGGATTCCTCCCGAGTGAACGTGGGAGAGAATGGCGGAAGGTTCGGCAGGCTGTCGAGTTAGACCTGTAAGGATTATACAGATGCGACGGAAAACTGACGGCGCGGCGTCGATCGCCGGCGCGTTGACGGTGTCAGTTTCTTGGCGGGCTTCGGTTCGCTCAGGCCGGCGTAGCGGCGGGCCTCTTTTGCAGAGACGAGCAGCGTCCCACCGACCTTGACGACGGCGAGCGCGCCCTTGTCGCGATGGTTGTAGAGGGTGCGTCGGGTGAGCCCGAGGTACCGGGCCAACTGCAGAATGGACACCGGCTTGCGGCGGGTGCGCAGGTCGTCGTCCCCGATGAGCGGCAAGGCTGCGGGCATCGTTACGCGGTGGTGACGGTCGAGCGCGTGCCGCCGTCCTTCGACTCGATCCGCGGCGGTTTCTGGAACGACTGCGGGCGGCCGCGGTTCTCGCCGCCGGGGCCTTCCGAGCCCTTGCCAGGGCCGCCGCCGGTCGATTGCGCGCCACCACCAGACGACACCGGCTGACCGTCCGGCCCGAGGATCGTCGGCTGCATCGACGCGGCGATGTCGGCCTGCAGTTCCGCCTGCAGGCGCTGCTGCGCGACCCACCGCTCGATCTCGTTGTTGGTGCCTTCCGGCTCGGGGCCGAAGTTCGGAATGCGCGCCAGCTTCGCGAAGCTCCACCACGAGATCGGGAAGCCGAGCTTCATCAGCTGCAGGTAGAACAGCTGCTGCGTCATCCGGTTGATCTCGTTGAGCCCCGATTGCGCGATCGAGTACTCGAAGTCGTCGAGGTAGCCGCGCACGCGCTTGGTTTCGGCTTCGGGCGACTCGCCGGGCGGGTTCATGCCGCGCAGCTGTTCGGGCGAGAACTGAATGTCTTCACCGGGCACGCCGTTCGGCCCGACGATCGTGATCATCCGCGCGCGCGTGTAGAACTGGAAGTAGAGATCCTTGCGCATCTGGCCCATCTGCCACAGCGGCTCTTCGAGCGCGCTGACCATGTCCTGCACGATGGGGCCGGCCATTTCCAGCATCTTCTCGAGCGCGTCAGCGCCGGGGATCTGCTGCGCCTTGGCGATGGCGACGATGTCCCGGGTGGACGCCATGTAGTCCATCCGGTCTTCCTGTCCGCGTACCCACTCGGGGATCCACGATGGCACGTCGTAGTGCTGCACGGGTACCGGGAATTGAATTGGCACGCCCTGGGTAAGAGGCGCGGCCGCGCGCACGCCGGCGAGCGAGGGATTGAAGTTGTTGGCCCAGCTGCGCGAGACGATGCCGTCGTCGTAGACCGCGGGCGGGTTGAGCCGCGCAGCGATCGAGTTCTCGACGGCACGCATGATCGCGATGATGCCGTCCTGCATCGTCTTGGTTTCACCGACGAGCGTGGCGCCGAGCGCTTCCCACGGCCAGTCGTTGTAGCGGATGCGGGTGAGCGGGACTTTGCCGTGCCAGTAGGGCGAGCTACCGTCGTAGCAGATGCCGGTGCGGCTGAAGATCGTAAAGCGCCGCAGCGGGAACATCAGCGTATCTTCGGCGGTCGCTGCGCGCGTGAAGCGCTGCTTGGTCGCCGGGTTGATCGTGTCGAGCGGGATCGGGTCGCCGAGCGCCGGGACGGTGTAGCTCCAGTTGGTGCCGTAGGTGCCCATCGGTACCGGTACTGGACCGAGGTTCGTCGAGCCGTCGAGCGTGTACAGGTGGTAGATATCGACGGTCGGAAACGACGCCTGATTGCTCTGCCCCATGCGCCCGGCGACGCGCAGCGCCGGCGCCACGAACTGCTGCAGCTTCTGGAGCCCTTTGACGATCCAGCCGGGCTGATCGCGATCGGGCGTCAGGCCGGCGGCAAAGCCAGGGTTGAGCGGCGCGTGAATCGCCTTGGCGAGATTGATCGGCATTTCCATGCGGATCAGGACGCCGTAGGCGAGCTGCATGTCGTGCGACGCCGGGAGCTGGATGAAGGTGACGTCCTGCGGCGCGACGAACGAGAGGCGGATGTCGCCGCGGCCGCGGCCCCAGAAGTGGCTGTCCCAGGTTTGATACCAGTAGCCGGTGCCGTGGCCGACGGCGTACTGCAGGCCGCCGCGGAACGGGGCGCGGGCGCGCGTCTTGAGGTACCAATTCGCGTCCAGCTTGGTCAGTGTGTTGGCGATGTCGCTGGTGCGCGGATCCTTCGACCACACCGGGTTGAATTCGCCGACGTGCCGGAAGTTCGACAGCGACGCGACGAGTTCCTTGGCGATCCGCTTGCCCTTGTTGTAGCCGACGTTGGAGCCCGAGATCGTGCCGCCGGTGCCGGTGCCCTCGACGTCGCTGAGCATTTCCTGCACACCGGCCCACGCGCGCGCCGGACGCTGCGCGCCGAGCCACGCCTGCCCTTCCTGCACCGCTTCGAGACACCACCCGAGTAGCTGGAGCCCCGGCGAGCCGTAGGGCGGCATGGTGTAGGACGACGTCGGCATGCCGGACAGTCTACACGCATGAGCCGGGCGCGGACGAGGCCGACCGCACGGTCACACGTCGGTCGTCGGCAGCGGGCGGCCGTAGTAGTCCAGCGCGTTCAGGTCGGGCGGCTCGGTCGCCACCATGAGGGGCTGCATCGGCATGTTGAACGTCAGCAGCGTCACGTAGACGTCCCCACCTTCGATGAGACGACGCAGGTCGGCTTCTGACGGCCGCCAGCGGGTGACGACCTTGCCGTCCACGGTCTTGACGGTGGGCACGGCAAGATACACGTCCTGCTGCGCTTCGGCGTACACGATGGCTTTGGTGCCGGGCGGTATGAGGGCTAAGGGCAGGCGGGGATCAACGGCGTCCATCATCTTCCTCCATCATCTGTGGCTGTTGCGTCGGTTGCGGCTAGTCGCGACGCCGGCGGCCTTGGGCGTCCCGGGATTCGTCGCGGTTCGATCGATCGTTCGAATACACGTCGGAATGAAACCCGGGATCCTTGGTGCGCTCGACGGGGCGTGCGTCCGCCCGGCGCATGGCTTCGCGGGCGAGCGATCGCCCGAACGGCGTCATCGACCCCATCAGCCGGCGCAGCTCGCTGCGGGACTGTGACTCGCGGAGTTCCCGCTGCCGCTGCTTCTCTTCGGTCTTGCGCGCGGCCTGGGAGTACTCGTGGGCGTTCATGTGCCGCTCGAAGCGCCGCATTTCCGCCGCGCCGCGGATCTCGATGCGCTCGAAGCCCTGCTTGGCGTACGCGTGGGCGCTGATGCCGTTGGCGTCGCCGACAAAGCGGATCTGCCCGTCGGGACCGCGGAAGAGTAAGACAGGCTCGACCGAGTAGACGGTGCGCGGCGGCGCGTGGAACTGCTCGGTCGGGGCGCCGCACTCGGGGCAGTCAGGCGTTGCGGGATACATCGCCAGCGGCCGCATGACTTCATGCTCGTGGCCGGCGGTGCAGCGAACGTCGATGCGGGGCATTAGACAATCCCGTTGAGCGCGATGGCCGCATTCGCCGTCATCACCGCTTCGCGCAGATGCCGCAGGGCGGCCTGCTGATCGGCACACGGGGGCGTGTTCTCGAGAATGACGTCGGCCATCGCCTTCGCCGCTTCACGCACCCGCGAGTACTGCGTCGGCTGCTGGCCGGACGGCGGGTGATAGCTGAACACGTCATCGAGGTTCGCTTTGGTCACAGGCATCGTCCATCATCCTTTCGCGTTCGGGTCAACCAACCCCGGCAAATTCGGCATGTTCTTATTCATGATCCGGTGCAGCCCGACATACCGACCTGTTCCTGACAATTGAATGTGCTGCGCCGCGCGTGACGCCTCAAGACCGCCGGTGAACGACTGCGCCAGCGCGATTGACGGCGGCTTCCAGATCGGGTGCGGCGCGGCGGGATCTCCGACTAAGCCCGGTGCGTACTCGACGCGCCGGCGCACGAACTGCTCTTCAGGGCGCTTGCCGACGTGGAGCGAGAAGAGGGGGAAGCCGATGCCCATGACGCGATCGTCGTAGGCGCCGTAGGCGGCCTTGGCTTTCTGCTGCTCTTCCTCGCGCTCGAGCGTCGTCAGCTCGCGCACCAAGTAGGGTGAGGGAATGTCGATCGCCTCTTCATCGACCGTCGTCAGCAGCATGTCGAACATCTGCGCCCGGAACCAGTGGTTCGTGTAGATGCCGATCTTTCTGACGTCTTGGTCTTTGGTCTGCACCTTGTTGTCGTAGCGCTTCCACAAGTGGAAATTCGACCAGCCGCGCTTTTGGATCTCGTGCTGGCAGGCTTCGCCGTTGCCGCGGCACTCGATGCAGAGTTTGGCTTGCCCGCGCCGCCCAGCACTCGGCAGAAATGTCGAGTAGTAGCAGCTGATCGCCATGACGATCGGCCAGAGCTGGAAGGCTTTCACGAAGTCGTACGCAAACTCCGCAACCTGCCCCGGCGGGCGATCAATCGTCGCCTCGCGCATGATCTCGACGGTGGCGTTATCCTGCCCGATGCCGTCGGACGTGTCCACGCCGACGCCGTAGCGATAGCGATCGGACGGCTCTTCCCAGACGAGGAACTTCAGCGCCTCGTCGAATTGCGAGTACCCTTCGAACTTCAGCGGCACCAGCTGGTATTTGACGTTGTAGCGCGGCAGCAGCTCGCCCGTCGAAACCGTGATCGCCGGCTTGGTCCAATCCCAATGACGACGCGACACGACGAGCGAGGGCGGGATCTCGGGGCCGATGATCGTATACACGCCGATTGGGTTGCGGGTGCGTTCCTGGTACCCCAGCAGAATCTCCTGATCGATGAGCGGGATGTTCGACGACTGAAAGGCTTCAAAGTCGTCGGCGCACAGCTCAGCGAGGAAGATGTTCAGCTGCTTCTTTTCTTTAGCGGTCTGGTACTCGATCTCACGGAACCACATCTGCTCCCGCGGCATCTTCCAGTCGCGGTCATTCTTCGCCAGGTACTTGAACAGCATCGGGTTGGCGAGCACGTACTGGCGCGCACGTTCGGCGTGCTGAATCGTGCGATCGTCGGGAATCCAGTCTGGCGGGATCGGGCGCGCCTGAAGGTCCGCCGTCGTCGGGTAGAGGTCCGTGCCGACGTACCAGGGCAGGAAGAGGGGGATGGTGCGCGCGGTGCCTCGCTGGAAATCGCGCTTGTTCTGCTCCCACGTCTTATGCCACCAGTTGCCGATCCCCTTGCCAGTGGACTCGAGAATGCCGAGCACCATGGGCGTGTCGAGGATCGCGCGCATGAGCGCGGCATCGACCAGATCCTCCGCGCCCTCCCACTCGCAGAGTTCCGACAGGTGTACGACGTTTGGCGTCGCGCCGCGGGCCACGCCGTTGAACTGGTTGCCGGCTTCGATCGTGAGAACGGTATTGATGTCCGGATATTCGACCGGGGTTGCGTCCTTGATCTTCGGTTTACCCTGCGGCAGTAGCCACCAGGGTTGCCGGTTGATGTTGTAGCGGAT